GCCGCATAGCCTGCGTGAGGCAGCAATCCGGGGTGGTATCAGCACCGGGTCGGCAATCATTGGTGCTTCTCCAATAGCCAAGTACATTGGGATGGACCCTCATGACTGGGAGCTTGCTCTAACGATTGGAGCTGCTATTGGATTTTCTTCTTGGTTTTTCCTTTCGGCGGTGGGCAACTACTTCAAAAAGCATGAGGGCGAAGACATCATGGAAGTAGTCAAGTCCGTCAAGGAATCCAAGTAATGTACGGAGAATACTACGGTGGATACTTCTGGTGGGTCTGGGCTTGGGCATACCAAAACGCCGTCTGGGTCAACGGACTGGCCCATTTGTCTATTTTTTCCGGCGTTTTGTTTATGGCCCATCACAACCACGATCAGCCGTGGTATTACCGCAGTCCAATGTGGTTTGCTGGATGCGCTAGTTTGCTATGCTTTATATCCATTCTTCTACAATCCATTTTTGGATCGGACTTCCCGTTCAGCTACAAGCACGTTGGATTGATTGGAGAAGTTTTGTTTAACTGCTGTTGGGCGTTCTTTTTCATTTCTTACTTAGTTCAACAGGCAAAGAGATGGAAACATTCGATGTCTTAACCAAGGGCTGGCCGATCCTGCTGGCGATTGTTACTCTAATCATTGTGTTGGCCAAATTGGATCTTCGAGTGGCAGTTTTGGAAGAAAAGGTCAAGACGGCATTTGAAATCATCAACAAGATGAAGGACAAAAATGGCTGATTTTATTCCCGCGTTTGAGAAGATGCTCAAAGACGAGGGCGGCTACCAATTAACAACTTTAGCCGGTGACACCGGAGGGATGACTTATGCAGGAATCGCAAGAAATCCAAACCCCCAGTGGGAAGGATGGGCGCTCGTTGACCGCAAAGAATTTGGCGGGTCGCTTACGGCTATGGTCCGTAACTTCTATCGAACACATTTTTGGGATCGTATCCGAGGGGATGAGATTGCGAACCAAGATGTTGCAGAAAGCATCTTCAACTTCGGGGTCAACGCCGGGGTAGGGATGGCGGCCAAGCTAGCCCAACTTGTTGTTGGGGCTACGCCTGACGGTGGGATTGGTCCCAAGACGGTTGAGTTGCTAAACAAGTGTGACGGCGCGAGCTTCAAGAAAGATTACGCTCTGGCCAAGATTGCGCGGTATGTGGAGATCTGCAACCGGGATAAGGTGCAGGATCGATTTCTGCGGGGTTGGATCCAAAGAACGCTGCGGGGGCTGAAATAATGGACTTAATGGGTATTGGCTCAATCATTGAAGCAGTAGGGAAGGTTGCAGGTGACCTCACAACATCCGACAAAGAAAGACTCCAGATGGCCCTCGAGGACCGGAAACTCAATCTGGAGGAAAAGAAGATCGATCAGGCGACCGACCTCGCGCAGGTGGATATCAATAAGATCGAAGCTGCGAGCTCTAGCTTATTTGTCAGTGGTTGGCGTCCTGCTGTGGGCTGGGTTGGGGTATTTGGTTTGGCTTATCAATTCCTCGGCTATCCAGTAATGCAATGGGGATGGTCTTTCCTTCAGGGGGTAGATATAATCCCTAGTGGGCTTGCTGCGCCACCGAACCTTGATGTCGAGCAGTTGTTGGTGCTCTTGTCTGGCCTTCTTGGGTTTGGCGGGATGCGGAGCTTTGAGAAGCATAAAGGCGTAGCGGCCAAATAGGGGTCAAGAATGGCTGCCGTAATGACGTATACGTCTCTTGTCAATGACATAGAGACCTATCTTGAAAGAACGGACGCGGCGACGGTTGACAAGATCCCGCAGTTCATCATGTTCGCGGAGCAGGTGCTTGCTACGGAACTGAAGTTCCTTGGCAATATAGTTGTTGCTCAGAGCAACATGGTTACTGGCCAAGCGACGATTGACAAGCCTGCCCGTTGGCGCAAGACGGTTTCAATGAACGTGACCGTTGACGGCGAGCGCCAGCCCGTGTTCTTACGAAAGTATGAGTACCTTCGGGAGTATTGGCCGGACCCGACTCAAACGGACGCGCCTGCGTTCTACTGTGATTACGACTACACGCACTGGCTTGTAGCGCCCACACCGGATCAGGCGTACAGCTACGAGGTTTTGTACTACGAGCGTGTGCAGCCATTAGACGAAACGAATCAATCAAACTGGTTCACTCAGTACGCTCCGCAGGCGTTGCTGTACGGGACGTTGCTTCAGGCCATGCCTTTTTTGAAGAATGACGAGCGTATTCCGGTTTGGCAGAGCCTTTACGACAAGGCGGTAGCGATGCTTCAGAACGAAGACATTACGCGGATTGGCGACCGGCAAACCGTTGTAAAGGACACTTAAATGGTTTGGGCAATTTACATAGTCACTAACAAAACCAATGACAAGCAATATGTTGGTATTTCCAAGGGGTTGGAGCGCCGTTGGAATGAACATCTCTCCGCCAACGGAAGCGCCCCTGCGCTCCATGCCGCTGTCAAAAAGTATGGTAAAGATGCGTTTGTCTTCTCTCATATCTGTGATGCGTTTGACTTTGCGGCGGCCTGCGATCTTGAGCGGTTGCTAATTCAGCAACACAACACCAAGTCTCCATATGGGTACAACTTAACGGATGGCGGTGAAGGAGTTGTTGGACGCTCGATGACAGATGAGGACAAAGAAGTTCGCAGAAAAGCAGGTATTGTTTTCGCGGCATCTTTATCTCCCGAGGAAAGATCGGTCAAGTTTGGAACCAAAGGTCGAAAATTAACTCTTGAGCAAATCGAAAAAATTCGAGAATCCAACAAAGGCAAGAACTTGGGCAAAAGGCCTACAGAAGAAGCAAGGGCCAAGATGTCTGCCGCTCACAAGACCCGTATCCGTAAGCCAATGAGCGAAGAGACCAAAGAGAAAATCCGGCAAGCGTTACTTGGTCGTAAGATGCCAGAGTCAGAAAAAACAAAACACGCAAGTTTTATTGGCCGAAAGCACACAGAAGAGACAAAGGCCAAGATTAGCGCTTCAAACATTGCAACAAAGGCTCTTCTAAAAGCCAAGAGACTTGCCGAGGAAGAGGTGTTAAATGACTAGTTTTACTTCGGTTTTCAGCGGCAACGTCATTCAGCCGACGGATGTCTCTTACGCATCCTATGCCTTAACGTCCACGACGGGTTCTGTTCAGCTTGAGTGGCCAATCAATGGCAACGCCACTGATTACCCGGCTGCGCGGATCATGCAGGTCACAACGACGTCTACGTCGTATGTGCTGAAGATGCCACCGGCCAATCAGACTTCTGTTGGCCAAGATGCGTTGATTACGAACCCCGGCGCGACGACGTTAACGGTCAAGGATTACGCTGGGGTCAACACTATTTGTACTATTGCGAACGGGCAATCTAAGTACATTTATATATCAGACAACCCCACTTCTGCGGGGACGTGGAAGGTTATTGCCTTCGGGGTAGGGTCGTCTTCGGTTGATGCCGCGGCGCTTGCCGGGGCGGGTCTGATGGCCTCCGGAGCGATCTTGAATCAGTCGCAGCCGGTGACGACCTTCTCTAGTGGATTTACTGCTATTGAAGCCGATCGGGCTGCTACTTATGTTTGGACTGGCGGTGGTGGCACGGTGACGCTTACGTCGGCCAGCACGTTAGGAAACAATTGGTTTTTCATTGTGCGTAACGGCGGGACTGGTACGTTGTCGATCACGCCTAGCGGCGGGGACTTGATTAACGGGTCTGGTTCGCTAGATATGCAGCCCGCGGACTCGTGCTTTGTGGCGTGTTCTGGGTCGGCGTTCTACAGCGTTGGATTGGGCAAGAGCACGCAGTTTAACTTTACTCAGCTAACGAAGGCTGTAGTTAGCGGGACGTACACGCTGACGTCTTCTGAGGCGGCAAACGTCATTCAGAAGTACACAGGGACGTTGAGCGCGAACGTGACGGTGATTATGCCGTCAACGATTCAAGTTTATTACATCACGAACCAGACTTCTGGGGCGTACTCAATCACGTTCAGGACGAGCACGTCTGGCGGCGCTACGGCGGTTGTTCCGGCTGGCCAGCAGGT